ATCCAGGTAGTCATGGACGGCAACCCCTGTCAGTTCAACCATTTCACTAAGATTCGTCATTTTTTATTCCTCCTGTTTATCTGATGTTAAAACTTGGTTGGTCTGCGCCGGCGGCAGCGCGGTCAAACTGCTGCCCTATTTTTCTCGCAGCCGCGCCGCCAGGCACGGCCATGACGGGACCACTTACAGCGCCGCCCAACACTGATAGAGGACAGCGTGATCGTCCGGCCGCAATGCGTGCACTTACCCCCAGACATCAGCCGCCGCGTTAATGCCTCCATAGCCTCCACGGGACCGCGGTGGTTCTCTGCGATGATCCGGGCACCCCGGTATTGGGCGTGCGCATACCAGCCACCTTCTCCGGCCGGGACACCGTCATGAACATGCCCCACCTCCATGGCCGTGGCGCCGGTACGCCCCACCAGGTCAGCGGCAGCGACCAGGGCGTCTTCATCAATTTGCGGTTCTGTCATCGCGGCCTGCCTTCGCCTGATTTCGGTGCGGGGGGTGGGGGAGGCGGCGGTGGTAGCAGCGTCTTATCCACAGCTGGGGTCACCCGGGCATGTTCCGGGGCCAGCGCGCGGACCGCACGCCGGTATGCCAACGGCCTGTACACCGGGTATAGGCGGCGCCACCGCCATCCATAGGCATCGCAGTAAGCGATCCAAATCTTTCCGTGCTCGCACCGGAGCACATCACCAGTGCGCCGCGGAAGCGGATTTGTCCGGTCGCAGTACAGCCAGCACTCCACACCTGGGGTAGCGATATTCGCTGTCTCAGACATCTTTTTCGCACCGCCAATCTGTTTCGGTGTCCCCCGTATCGCGGTCGTAAAAGGTGAAATCCTGGTAATGGGTGCCCTTGCCGCAATGCCGGGAGTTATCAATGCGGTACCCAAATCAGGACAGCCAACACCACAACACACCCCGCAACTACTGTCCCGACCGCAATCGCAGGGCGCGGGTAATCGAGCGCGTCAGCGAATAGCATGGGGCCACCAACCAGCAGTACGCACACCCCAACAATCCACGCGGCCACCCCAAGGACTTCCAGGAACAGCATCACCGCACACACTCCTGGTGAATCTTGCGGTCGCCGTCCATCACGTACATGTCGCCCAGGGCGATGATCTCCCCGCACACCGGGCACACACCCCCACCGAAAGGATCATGGCTTTCCCCGTCTTTGTCGTGTCTGTCCAGCCATGCGTTGATCCGGTCACGCACCTTCCGGGCCTGAGTGACATTGAGATGCGCCGCTGCCCGGTCACGTGTTTCGCCGGGTTTTCCTGTTTGGGGGAAATCAACTACTGACAGCCACATGCGCGTTCCTGATGCTGCGCTGGACTCGTACACCTCCACTTCAGCCCCAAATGTGCATGTCACTGGTTCGGGACCGAAAATGGTAAACCCGCGGCTGCTGGTCCGGTCAGATTGTTCAGGGGTTTCTGGCACTGGGTCTCCTGGCTGTTGAGGGCTCTTTCCCTACCACCATCACAGTACACGTAAACACGTGGTAGGTCTAGGGGGTGGCCGTTACCAGGTCAATCATTGCTGCCCCGTCTTCGCACTGTCTTTGATCCGGCACCAGTGCGCCGGGAAATGCTCCAGCGGCCGGTACTGGCCGTCCTGCCCGCGCCCAGCACAGGTCTCGCCTGGCCCGGCGCGGCAGTACGTGCACCGGACCCGCTCGGCCTGCGCCCGGTCGATATGCCACGACTGGTCATGCATCAGCGGGCCTTCCGGGATAACCGGCGAGCGCGAAGATCAATCGTGTCGCCAAGCCCCGACAGGTAGCCGTCGAACTCGGCGCGGTGCTCCCCGATCAACGCGGCAATCGCGCGCAACTCACGGGTGAACTGCTCACCGTCCGCAGTTCCGGCGTTCCAGCCGGCCCGCTCGCACTCCCGGCGGATCACATCGACCGGGGCCTCAGCCCACGTCTTTGCGTACTTAACCCGGTCCGCACAAGTCATGCACACCGTGAACGCTGTCCGCTGCTTACCGATCTGCTTCATCCGCTGAAGCAGGGTGTCGCGGTCTATCACCGCAGCCACATCGCTCGCCGGGCGGCCGCATTCGGTGAGCCTGTTTATGCGCCACGGCATCTGCTCGCGGTAGATGTGATCCAGCGGGATGTCGCGGTCAGCCATTTGGTTATGCATCCCTGACCCTGGCCGCTTTCACTGTGGACAGTGACAGATTCAGGGACTTCGCTATCTGGCTAGGGCCCTGACCGTTATCGGACATACCGGTAATCGCCTCGCGGCGCAGCCCCCGCAACGTCTCCAAAGCGTCGGTGCAAATCTCGATCAGCTCGTTGCATTGCAGCGCCCGCGCCAGCGGGTCGGGCATGTCCTTGATAGCCCGGATGGTGTCCTGGATGGTTTCTTTGTCGCGCACAGTCATGGGGTTAACGGTATACCCCTAACCCGCAGGTACCGGTTAATGGGTTATCCGGTGCGTATCGGCCAGTCACTGCACACCCCGGACGCGTCTTCCTGCTTGCGTTGCAGGTAGGCGCGGTAATCATCCTGCCGCGCCCGGTGCCACCGCGCCTGCATCGTCATCAGCTCATCCACGGTCAGCGCTGCCAGGGCCGGGTAGCGCCTGCCCAGTACCCACGCCAAACGGGCAGCGGCCAGGGCATCAGCCGCCGCGTCATGCGCGGAGTCAAGGGTTAACCCATAGTGCTCACACGTCACCGTGAGGGTCCGTTTCCCCCGCCGGTAACGGTCTGTCTCCCTGTCGATCGTGAAGGGGTCAACGGTTGGGCCGATAGCCAGCGGCTCATATCCAAGCCGCTTGCCTTCCTCGTTCATGAGGGTCAGGTCATAGCTGGCGTTGTAGATCGCTACCACCCGCCCGGCCGCCCACGCCCCCTCCAATGCGGTGCGGATCTCCCGATAGCCGGCGGAATAGTCCTGGCCCTCCGCTTGTGCCCGCTCCGTCGTCACACCATGGATCGCGGACGCCCCCTCCGGGATCTCGATACCCGGATCGAGCAGCCAGTTACGGGCCGTCACATCACTGCCATCAATCCACAGCACGCAGGCGGTCACGATCCTCGCCGTCAGTGGGTCGGGGCTCGTCGTTTCTAGGTCAAACGCGGCCAAAGGAGCGGCGACCGCCAGGACATCGGACCCGTCCAGCCATTTCAGTGATTCCGCGGCGTGGTCGATCATTTCGTGTTCTCTTTCCGGGATGTCGCGCGCCACAGGGTGAGGGCCAGCCACGTGTAGTGCAGGGTTACCGCCATGCAGGCCGCCGTGAACGCGGCCGACGCGACCGTGGTGCCATTCAAATCCGTCACCGCGAGATACAGCGACACGATCAGGCACAGCCCGGCAACCACCGGGCACCCGACAATCAGGGCCTTCACTCCGCACCATCCGTACCGATAACGGGGAACCCGAGCTTCTGGGCTATCTCTGCCGCCGCTTGGGCCAGGGCGCTGTCAGAAAAATTCATTCGCACCCCGGGGTCGCTGACCAGCCGCATCAGATTAGCTACCCGTTGTTCCGCAGCCAGGGCCAGTGTGGCGTATGTCAGCGCTTCAAGGCGGGAATCAATTGCAGAGAGAACCCCGATTTGGTCCTCTTCACGATGAAATTCCTGGCGCGCCTCAGCTAGTGCACGCTCAGCCCTATCTTCGTAGCTCATTTCGCGCCGCCTGCCGCTGCCCGATCCAGTTCGGCGATCAGCTTGTCCGCATCCTCACCCGTGAGGTTCTTGGTCGACGTGATCGGGTGCCCGAGCACATCCGCGGCCCACGCCAACCCGGCCGCCGGATCGGTCAGGCAGCTGTCCTTCAACAGCCCAGTGAGGGCTTTCAGCTTCCCCGGCGGGGTTACCGGCAGCGCATCATCCGGCGTTTCCGCCGGCGCGGGGGAGGGGCTGACACCCATTTTCGCGCGCAACCCCGCGGTGCCGCCACCGATCCGCTCCGCGGTCGCTTTGATCGGCTTCGATTCCAGCTCCAGCTCCTCCCGGGAGTAGGCGATACCCAGCAGGGTTTCCGGGGTCATCTTCCGGCACACCTCCGACGCGGCCTTCGCGTACAGCATCGCCTGCGGATCGGTCTGATACTTCTTATTCCCCGTGTACCCGGCCTGCTTCGCGCGGTCGATCGTCCACGTCGACTCCTCGATATGGTCATCGCCGCGCATCTGCCCATACACGGTGACACTGGTATCGGTGGATTCACCAGTCCACACCCGGTGACCCTTCGACTTCACCAACGCGACCATCGTCCGGGCGTAAATCGCCGGGTTGCCCTGCACCACAAAGATCTGCTGCAAAGACTGGATCGGCGTCAACCCTAGTTCGGCGCCATACAGGATCGCCGCCGCCCCGTTCTCCGCTTTATTGCGGTAAATCGCCGGCACCAAATCGGAGGCGCACATCGCCTCCGCCAGCTTGATCGCATTGCCCATCGCCTCCGCATGCTGGGCCAGCTGCCCCAGCTGCTCCAGCCGCGCCGGGGCCCGCGCGGGCGACCGCTCCGCCATCACCGCGGGCAGTATCTCGCCGTCGCGCACCATGTCTAGTTCATTCATCCCTGACTCCTCAATTCGTCTGCACTGATTTTGTTCGCCGGGTACAGCGAGATGCCGCCCCGCCCGTTGTGTTGCCGCCGCGACACCCGCGCCCCGCCCGCTTCCCCGTACTGCGCGTGGCCCATCTCAAACAGAACCCTGGTTTGCAGGCCCTGCGCGCGCGCCTTAGCCGCTTTCAGGGCCGCCCCGGCCTCAAGCCAGTCCGCCGCCAAATCAGGCTCCAGGACCGCGGTAGATCCGTCGATACCGTCATGCAGCGCCCGGACCGCCTCATAGGTGGGGACCGAATCATCCAGATCCGGCGCGGCCCCCTCCTCCAGGGACGCCACCCACGCCCGGCACGCCTCCACGATCACCGCGGCCAACTCCGGGTCCCACACGATCTCGTACACCCGGTGACGGAAATACGGGCCCATCACCATCACATGCCCAGGATGAGCCGTGTACCCGGTGATCAGCATCTGCATCAGCACCTGCGCCGCATAATCCGCGGGGATCTCCCCATCCAGATCCGGGTCGCCCCACTCCTCCAGGGAGCGGGCGATCTTAAACTCCACCACCCGCCGTGCCCGGCCCTTCCGTGCCCGCCGGTCCAGAGTGGCCAGACACGGAAACCCCAAACCGTCACGCCGTATCTGCACCTCACCCGGCGACAGCTGCCAATCCGGATGCTCCTCCCGGTACAGGTAAGCCAGCGCCGCCTCAAACGCGTGCCCGGCTTTAAAAATGTCCTTCGGCCCCTCAGGAGGAATATTTCCCGCCATCCGGTGCCACAACGAAAACGGCGACTCCCACCTAGACACACCCAGAATCGCCGCAACCTTCGACGGCGTCACGAGCTGCAGCCACTCCGGGGAGCCTGGCTCGACGGTGTTAGTCACGATCTGCCACCCACTGTGATCATGACGATCTCGCCGTCAACGGCATCCACTGTTTCGCACGGATATTCAGACCCCACATACACCGCACTCGCCGTCATGCTCAACAGAGGTTCCATGCCGCTACAACTCCCTGCTCAGTAAAGGCGCTAAGACCGCCGCCGCCAGCAAGGGCGGGACAGCGTTCCCGACCTGCTCGAACTGCTTCGTGCGGGAGCCCCGCCAGGGGTAGCCAGGCGGGAAGCTTTGCAACACACCAGATTCCGCCACAGACACGCGGACCGCGTCACAAGCAGGGGCATGAACCGTATTCCCGCGCTCCACCGGCTCCGAAGCCTCCCAAGTAACCCGATTAGACCGATTAGACCGATGGCCCATTATCAGAGTCGGAGCTGGTTCACAGATATGGCGCACTGTCGCACCCGCCTGATTACCCATCCGGATCCAGTCCCCGGCCGCCTGTGCGCGGCGCAGCGCCGCGCGTGCGCCGCTGCCTCCGTCCAGCGGTGCAGGCGCCCCGGTGCGGCCGCCGCCAGCCATCACCGCCACGGATGGGCGCGCGGTCATGCCCCAGCCGAGAGCGTCGGCCATCGACACCCACCGCGGCAAAGGGTCCGCGAACAAATCCGGCTCAGGCTCGCCGGGATATGCGGCGTGTGTCGCCACTGGTGGCGCCGCTGGGATGCCGTCGCGGCGCGCGATGAGGATCGCGCGGCGCCGTGTTTGCGGCACACCGTACCGCTCAGCGGACAGGATGCCCGCCCACACCGAATACCCCCACTCGCGGAAAAGCTCCGCGAAATGCAGCCACAGCCCCAGCACGGCAGGCACCTGCTCGAGCGCGATCCACCGCGGCGACAGTTCGCGGACGCGCCGCACCGGCTCACACACCAACGGTGACCGCTCATCTGACCAGTCCCACCAGGACGTGCGGTCGTCACCGCCAGCCATGCGCCCGGCCAGCATGTGGCATGCCGCCCGGTCCGCCTCACCGCGCCGCCTGCCCGCCATCGACCAGCCCTGACACGGCGGAGACCCGATATAGCCATCCACCCCCGCGAACGGCGCGGACGGATACCCGGACACGTCCGCCCGGATCCGCAGATGCCCCGCCGCCACCGCCGTCTCACACGCCGCCTGATCCCACTCGATACCGGCGGCCGGACCGGTATAGCCAGCCAGGCGGGCACCCTCGGACCAGCCACCCGGCCCCGCGAAATCCTCTAAAATCACCTGCTCCGCCTTTCCTCGGTAAAATCGCGGCCGCCCCACACCCCGTAGCCCTCTCCAGCCTCACCCGCTGTGCGGCACTCCAGCCGGACCGGGCAGCGCAGGCACTCCGCGACAGCCATCGCACGCAACCGGGTTTGCCCGTGATCGGGGAACCACCACTCCGGGTCAAACTCCGGCAGCCTGCACCGCGCCCGGTCACGCCAGTCCGCCCGCCCCGCATCATCCGACGGGACGAACGGCAGCCGCGCGGACCCCACTACGCGACCGCCGGCCCGAACGGCATCACCACCGACACCACTTCCTGCCCCCAAAACGTCACCTCACCACCCTGAAACGACTCCGTCACCGCACCCAAAGCGAAATGATCCAACACCAGATGCCCATCAGGCAGCCGCACCGCAAACCGCGTATCAACCTTCATCTCAGCAACCACGTTAAAGGGCTCCTTCCCAGCTCGCGGGCCTAATCCCGACACCACTCAACCTACACGTGGTTACGTGGCAAGGTCAAGAGGTGCGGGACAGGTATGCCTGGATGACCTGCCCCCAGCCCCAATTGATCCGGCCGCCCGACCATCCACGGCGGCCCCAGCCCCGCAAACACCGCCGCCACCGCATCCGGGACCGGCAGCCCCCGCGCGGTCAGCCTCCAGAGCCAGCAGCTCCACGCCAGGGAAGCAAGAGAACCGCTCATCAGCGCGCTCGGCCAAAAGAATCAGCACCAGCTTGCCAAGCGGACTCCCCGCCGACTGGTCCTTAGCCCACGCCAGCGCTTTAAAACCGGACATACACGGCCTTTCGACAGGCCCGCAGGTATGACTCCGGCTACACGGCTGGCATTGCCACAACCGTGTGCGTTAAGGTCTACCCGCGAGCTCTCGGTAGGCCCGCCCTGTGCAATCGACGCTTCCTCAAACGTCGGCAGGGCGGGCCTTAGCATTTTTGCTACCCAATAACTACACCAAACCCGCAGCTAAAGCCACGCAAACCCCGGCGCGCACACCACCAACACCGCCAGCAAACCCACACACCCCACCCAGCACAACCAGCCACACGGCTCACCATGGCTATCATCCCGAACAACCCGGCCCGCCATCACAAAGCCTCAGCCCGGCGAACCTCACACCCATCCCAGTAGCAAGCCGGATTGATACCCGCACGCGCGCGCGCCACAGCAATCACCGCCGCACCACACCCCACCGCCACCACACCAGTGACGCAATCACCCCACGGGGAGTGTTAGGGCCCATATCGCCCGGCGCGGGTACCGGTGCAGCCCCCCGCCACGTCACACACAACACCCCGGCCGCGCTGTACTGCACATGATCACCGTCATGCCCAGGAACCCCATGACACGCCAGCGGATTACCCCCCGAATCCACCCCAGTGGCCCTACAAGTAGCCACAAGGCCCGCAGCCGCACCGGTCACCACAGCCACCCCCACAAGCCCGACAACAACAACGTCCGCACACGAAACACAGTCATCACCGCGACGTTACACGCGAACCCGTGGCGACACACCAGAAACCCAGACATCACAGTGATGTCACTTTGATGTCAAAATTTGCTAGGCTAAACCATGGAAATCAAACGGTACCCACTACGGATACCCGCCGACTTCCACGCAGCAATAGAAACCGAAGCCAAAAACGAAGGCCGCAGCCTGCACAGCTACATCATCGAAATAATGCAAGAAGGCCGCCAATACAGAGCCGCACTCAAAGCCCAGAAACAAAACCCCCAACAACTAATACAACTAGCCAAAGCCGCCGAACAACTACCCAATAAAACCCCATGACCACCGGACACGACCTCGACCTCGAAACCCTCGAAGCCCTAAACGACGACCGGGTCAGGCGGCAAGAACGCCGCAACGAAGTCCTCACCCTCCGCGCAGCCGGATTCACCTGGCGCCACATATCAGAACGCACCGGCGTCACCGTCACCACCGTCCAGCGAGACTACGAGATCGCCGTCCGCGACAGCGTCCGCGACACCGCACAAGAACTCGCCGCCCGCCAGCAAGCGATCATCACCAAAACCATCCACGTCAACTGGGCCGGTTTCCTCCAAGGCGAACCCGCAGCCACAAAACACGTCTACCAGGCCCTCGAACGCCAGGCCCGCCTATTCGGCCTCGACGCACCCGCCCGCGTCCGGGTCGCGGTCACCGATGAAGACTTCTCGGTAACGATGGCCCGCATGATGGTCGAAATCGGGTTGCGCCCGCCCCCAGAACTCGCCGCCGCCTTACCCGCGGCGGAGAAACCTGCCGATCTGCCGGAGGAGCCGGTGGACGCGGAAACAGTAGATGATTGGGTTAACTGACAATGTTGAGGCAGAACGAGATAGTGCGTGTTCAGCTGATGATGGGCGCTGTGTTCGCTGTTCCCGCGCTCGTCGCTATCGCGATGGCCGGGATCGTGTGGGGCGCGATCAAACTGATCGAGGGCCCCGCCGCCACGATGAAACCGCCAGACCCCCGCAAGCTCATCGCGGAGAAGTTCCCCGAGCGCGAGCCGTTGATGATCGAGCTAACTAATATCGACTCCGGTGTCCCCGTCTACTGGATAGGTCGTCAGGGCGAACTACAGAGCGATCAGGGCCTTGTCTCAGCAACCCGAATAGGCGACTACACCTTCCATGTCACCGACCTGCCTGCCGGCTCCGTCAGGCCAGGAGATGTTATCTGGATCAATGGCGATGACACTGTGGTTCGGGTCCGGTGGAAACCTTGGTGGAAGCAACGCAAAGGTGACCGCATCAATGAGGACACGATCTACAACTTCTCAGCCAAGGTTGGTGAATCGTGACCGGCTTTCAGCATCTCCGCGACATTGACCCGATCACAGGGCAGGAGTGCCGCCCGAAGGCGGTAAAAGCCTGTCCGCAGGAGGGCTGTGACTGGTTCCTGGTCACGGAGTGGTTCGTCGGCGGCCCTGGCCGGGTGAAGAAAGTGCCCCGGGACGCGCAGGAAGCCTCCGCAGGTGAGCACATGAAAGTGCATTACCCGAAACCGAAGGAATACTTCACGTGACCGTGGTGATTCATAAACAGGTTCTTAAACTGCAGGAGTACCAGGAATTCACTCCACACGGTGAGGTCCGTGCAATTCTGGATGTGCAGCTTCAGGATCATTTGGTCTGCATGTGGTATGAGTTCGACCCTGAGTCAGGTCCCTCATTCCGCACTAATGTGCAGGTGTTCCTAGTGGGAACTGGCAATCAGCCGCCGGGGCATCCGTTCTCCTATGTCGCTACTACGCAGGTCCAGGGTTTCGTCTGGCACTGGTATGCCCAGCGGATATTCCGTTCCGGTTCGCCGGTGCCCGCAGGCCGCTGAATGACCCCTGCAGGTAAGCCGCCGTTGCGTGCGGGTCAGTGGGAGCCGGACACGAATCTTGTGGCGTACGGGCTGCTGGGGGGGCTTCGTGCTGTGGATCTGTCCGGGCCGGATCGTGCGTGGGTGGTGGCGGGTTTGACTGCGGCCGGGTTGACGGCGGAGGAGACGGCGCGGCGGCTGCATTGTTCGCTCAGGCTGGTGCGGCAGATCCGGGTGGAGCCGATGACGGTGGTCGCGGCGTATGCGCTGACAGTGCTGGGGGAGCTGGAGGCGCTGGGGGATGAGCTGGGCAGGGTGCGGCGCGATCATGCGCGGGAGCTGGGGCGGGTGCGGACGGAGCTGGGGCATGTTCGGTGGTTGCTGAGTTTGCATGAGCGGCGTGTTTCGGGGGGGTGAAGGCGGGTTGGTGTTGTTGCTGGTGGGGGTGGTGTTGGGTCCACGTGGCCGGGGGGGTGACGGATATGTTAATGTGGCGCATGTCACATCTTCCATTACCACGTAACCACGTGTAGACTGAAAGCCAGTGGGACCAAGCCCACCACCCAGGGTAAGGAGACCCCACATGCAAAGAACCGCTGGCGAACTCAACTGGAACGACATCGGCAAAAGAATCACCATCGAACTCTGGCCCGACGAGCCAGCGGTAACTGGAGAGCTCACCGAAATCCGCCACCAGGAAACCCGGATAGTCCTCAACGTTCTCGTTCCGCCAGTACCTTCCAGCTGGTCCGCCTACGGAGAACTCCTCGACTACCAGCTAGGCCCAGAAGCAGTTGTGGAACTGACCGGGAAATGACCACCATCACAGTCCCCGCCGAACAGCTCAGCGGCGTGCACATCGGCCGGACCATCACGTTCGCATGGGTCCTCGCTGCCGGTATCAACGCGGTTGTCACCGCACGCATACTCCGCGTCTCCCACGCAGCTTCGGAAACAACCCTCGACCTCGCGGGCGTTGGCAACAACACTGACGAATACGTGTTCGACAGAAGGGCTGAAATAACCCTGCTGCCGTCAGACCTCCCGTTTTAGTGATGACCCCCGCCGAACGCCGCGACCTCACCGTCCTCCGAAACGTAGCGATGGGCGCGTTCCAGGAAGACGTGCAGGACCGCGCAGGCCTCACCGCCATCAGGAGAGTTACCCGTCAAGGCTGGATCGATCCGGACCCGTTCCAGCCCAGCCGCGACCAGCTCACCCCCACAGGGGAACGTGCCCTGAAAACGCTCGAACAGCAGTACCAGACCGAAGTGCTCGGCGGTAAACCGCCGCAATACGGTGGGCTCAGGCACGGCCTGTCCGCATACAAAACCGGCAGGTGCAAATGCGGAATCTGCCGTAATGCGGCACGTGAATATAACCAAAGCTATGCGGAACGAAAGAAAGCCGGGGAATAGTGACGATACCATTTTGCGGTACCGAGGCCGGATATATGCGTCACAATTGGGCAGGCGAAGAGGCATGCGCCGCATGTAAGGATGCGCATGCTATAAATGCGCGAAGGAGGCGGGGTTCTGCGTCTATTAAGCCAGTAAAACGCAACGATACTAACCATATGGTTAGTATGCGTGCTGAAATTTTTGTTGATTTGTGGTGGACTGCCTCACAAAAGTCAGCGCAAAGGCTGAAGGAAGAACTTGGAATTGACAAGATAAATAAACTTATCGCAGATTATGGAGAGGATGGGGAGGATGGAAACCCCTATATCAAATAGTAGTACGACTGAAGGCCCGTTTAAAGGTGAGCGTGTATTGGGTGGTGGTGAAATACTGGGTGTGGAGTTCGCGCTGTGTCAGGCCCCTGGCCCCAACATTAACGGATACGTGAAAATACCCGACGGCATGATAGTTAACACTCGGCTACTCAAGGGTGGACATCGTGGCCTCAACTACGGCGAATACGGCGCCCGCCGCGCAACCGGCTGGCTCGGATTCAGCACCGACCACCACGGGGATTACTGGAGTGAACACGACCTTAAAGAAGCCGGATTCGTTTTCCGGGACGGCGACTTGGACTTCATCGAATTCCGCAAAAACGCTTGCCACGTCACCTATCAGTGGACGCTGCCGAAACTGCGGGCAGCGACCGTGGACCTTGCCACGCAGGTGGCAGAGCACGCCCACCGGGACGCGGAACCCAGCGTGGAGACAGTACATGTCGCGGAACGGATCCGGACCTGGCTGTGCCTGCAAGACGGCGACCACTGCACCGACACAGACTGGTCCGTGAAAGAGCTCCGCGAGCACTGGGTCGAGGAAATAGACCTCATCGGATTGGCGGAGTATCTGCGCAGCAACATCGGCGTAGATCAGCTGGAAGGATTCGCGCATGACTGATAGCGAACCGGGCACTCTCCGGTGGCCGGAGGTCCGGATCAGCACAGATGAGGCACAGGACGGTTACCTTATTAAAGCCGAAACGAGATGCCTGAAAGGGCACGTTCATGAACGGTACGAACACTTTTCCATCCAGGAATTAATTCAGGCAGGAAGTCCTCAGCCGTGGACGATGCAAGCGATTGACGACCTGGCCGCCGACGTTAAGGAATGCAAGTGACTGACGTGGACCCGCACACGGAGAACGGCCGGTTAACTGGTGGCCCGGTGCACCAATACCCGCCAGCGGCTGCGGTGGTGGAGTACCGGTGGACGCCAGCCACCATGCACGCCATGCTCACCGAGATCGAACGCCGCATCGGGACGGACATGCACCTGGTCACGCATGACGCGTTCCAGCAGGGCCGCAGGGCCGCCTGCGCGGAGATCGGGGAAGTTGTTCCACGACCCCGCCGCCGTGACCGCGCAGGCGGCGTTGCAGGTGCGGGGGATACCGACACATGCCGACCCCACGGAGCCGGTCCTGGGCCACCTGCGGGGACACGCTTGATCGCCTCGCCGTGATGCTGGGTGTAGACCCCGAAACAGATACGGATTTGTTACCTGGCCTGTTGGCTATTCCTGCAGTGAAGGCCACTGAAATCGGGCCCAACTTTTATGAATGGTGGAAAGGCGAGAAACGTTATGCGGCAGATAAAACGATATGCGGCCGCAAAAAAGTCGCGTGAGCGTAAAATTCATCCCGATGACTTTGGAGGATAGTAAACAGTGACAGCAGTACCGCACATAATTGTTCAGGCCGGCGGGATTTGGGAGGACCGGTTCAACCGGCTACTCGCGTCGGAAGGTTTCATTCAAGCGGGTGAATCCAGCGAAACTATGCTGCGATATGAGAGCATAAACGATGGCGACGACCGCACCCTGGTGGTCATGCTGGATTCGTTTTCCCGCATGGTACAGAAACTTATCGCCAGCGGGGAAGAACAACAACACATATCGTTAACCGACACACCACTTTAAAGGAGCAAAACAATGCAGAAACCAAGTATCGGCCGGATCGTGCACTACCGTCCTGATATCCAGTTATGAACCGCACGGGCGGCCGCCGGGCCTCCAGCGTGGGGGTTTTCTTTGCGCGCGCTCGCAGCGGCCGGGGCTTATCGTTGCGGGCATGACCGCGATAGATGTCCTCTGGCTGCCAGGTACTTACGCTCCCACGGGTGAGGCGATGTCTAATGCGGTGCACGCCAGCCTGGACTGGAGTCTGCTGAACCCGGTGTATGTGAAATACCCCGCCAGTTACGGGTCGCCTTCGCCGTACGTGGATTCGCGTGATGGCGGCAAGGCGAACCTGCTGCAGGCTGCGGTGGCGCGGTTCCCGGACCCCGTCTATGTCGGGGGGTACAGCCAGGGCGCATGGGGTGCTGGGCAGCTCGCCAAGGAGTGCGCCGCCGGTCTGCACCCGAACATCAACCTCCAGGGCGTGGCCCTGCTGGCGGACCCGCTCAGGCCCCGCCACCGGCAACCTGTGCAAGGGCCCTCCATCGGGTACGGCATCTCAGGTGAACGCGACATCACCGGCGTACCGGCATGGTGGGCCGCCGTGCACGACGACCCCATCACATCCATGCTGGCGGGGAACCCCGCCCGGTCCATCCCCGACCTGACCCTGTATTACTCGATCGACTCCCTCGCCGCCGCGCACAGGTGGGCTGACGCGATGCTGCGCGCCATCCTCGCCGGACAACTGCAGCCATGGTGGAACCCGGAGCACTGGCGCGACTGGGGCGGCGCGTTCGACGCCCTCCTCAACTATGCGCTCCGCGGCCGCCACACCACCGCCTACATCGATGAGGGACACACTGCCGCGCTCGCCGAAGCGGTCAACGCGCACGCCGCCGCCGCTTGAACGCCCCCGGCACCAGATCTGAACTCCTGGGCGGGAGCCGCTGTGCTCACGCTGCATTCGCACACAGCAACCCAGCCCTGCAACGATAGGTGCAGCACGTACCGGCAGGGGGCGAGTGATGACCGAGCTTGATGAACGCGCCACCCAGCTCATCGCCCAGCGCACCCGCGACTGGGACCCCGACCGCAAAGCCGCCGCCGCCCTCTACATGGCCGCACAACACACCCGCGCCCGCATCCGCGACCGGTGCACACACCCCGCCGAGTTAGCCCAATACGTAGACCCCAGCTACATCATCACCCCAGCGATCCAGCTCATCAGCGAATCACTGGAGAGAGTGATCCGGCAACCGCGCCGGCACCTGCTTGTCACGATGCCACCACAGGAAGGCAAGTCGACACTGTGCGCGGTGTGGGGACCGATAAGGGCGTTGCAGATCAACCCGGACTGCAGGGTAGTGGTCGCAACGTACGCCTCTAGCCTGGCCGAAAGGCACAGCGCTATAGCCCGTGACCTGATCCGGGATCACGGCGCGGGCGCGGTGGATTCGCTGACCGGTGAACCGGTGCCGGACAAGCTGGGGCTGTCACTGCGCGGCGATATGAAAGCAGTGGGGCGCTGGCAGGTGAAGGGCGGCAAGGGTGGTCTTGTTGCTGTGGGTTTGCATGGCGGGCTGACCGGTAAGGGTGCCGACCTGCTGATTGTGGATGACCCGTTTAAGGATAGCGAGGAAGCGGACTCGGAAGCGCAGCGCCGGAAAGTGTGGGCGTGGTGGCAGTCGGTCGCCCATACCCGGTTATCTAAGGATGCGTCGATAGTGGTTATTCATACCCGCTGGCATCCCCAGGATTTGGCGGGGAAGATCCTGGTGGAAGAAAAGGACCTGCCCGCGGGGCAGCGATCGTGGCGGCACCTGAATATCCCCGCTATGTCCGAGCAGGATGTTCCTGATGCTCTTTCCCGCCGGGACATGGGTGTGGCGATGGTGTCTGCCGCGGGCCGGGATGCTCCGTGGTTCGCGGAGAAACGGCGGGCAGTGGGCGAGCGGGTATGGAATGCCCTGTATCAGGGGATGCCCGCGCCATTGGAGGGCGGCCTGTTTAAGCGGGCCTGGTTCGGTAAGCACCGGCTGGCGGAGGTCCCCGTTGACCCGGTGGTGACGGTGGTGGCTATCGACCCTGCCGAGACGGGTAAGCGTGATGAGGCGGGCATTATTGGGGGCAGCGTATATGCGGATGCCACAAGGGTTTTGGTGGAGGACTGGTCAGGGAAATACACCTCGGATGAGTGGGGCCGCAAGGGTGTGTTACTGGCGTTGGAGATGGGGGCCAGTGAGGTTGCGGTGGAGTGCTACACGGCGGGGGTGACGTATCTTCGGGTGGTGCGTTTGGCGTATGACGCGATCCGGCTCGAGCGGGAACAGGCCCGGCTGGCGGATCCATCTTTGCCGCCGCTGCCGCCGCGGCCACCATTCAGGGTCACTCAGTGGCGCGGTAAGGGTGATGCTGTGGTGCGGTCCGCCGCGCTGCGCCAGTCGGTTGAGGTTGGCCGGACACGGGTGGTGGGGGCCAGGCTGAGCGTGTTCGAGTCGCAGGCGGTGGGCTGGCTAATGGGGCAGCATCAGCCTGACCGGGTCGCTGCGGCGGTGATCGCCGATGACCGGCTGGCGAAGCTGTTCGGTGCGAAGCCGGTGATCGCGTCACCGCTGGACACTGCCGGGCGGGCGCCGTCGTCTAATGTGACGTGGCTGTCGCGGAAGCTGGGCTAAGACTTTTTGTCGCGTTCTTGTTTGGCGTGGGTGGCTGGCCATACGCCGATGGCGTCGTGGTGGTATTCGGCGCATAGCCCCTTGGGATCCTGCACAAATTTGCTGAGGTGGCGCACACACCTGTCAAAATCACCGGGGGTTCCCCATTTGATTTTGACGGCGCCTTTGCCTTTAGTCCAGTAGGTGCGGAGTTGCCTGGTTGCTTTGGCGTCGTCTGGTGTGACTTCTTTCCCGGCTGCCATGCTGTGGGAGTTTACTGGCGCGGGGTGCCGGTAAGCTTGTTCGGGCAGTGCTCCTCACTGCGCATGCTGGCCCTTACCGGTTCTGCCTGGTGGGGGCCAGTACGCGTTGAAGAGGGCCCGGCCGCCGCGTCTGCCTGCGGCGCCGGGCCCAATCCCGGGCTGCGGGGAACGAACTCCTGCGCTGGAAGCTTCCCGCTACAGCCCTGCGCTCGCTCTTCCATCGCTGGTCTCTGCTTCGCGCGTGGACAGGTGCGGAATCGGACCGCACTTTCCGGGTGAACGGTCGAACCGTTTTATTAACCCGGCTCTTCCCGAGAGCCTGCCCTTGTGGATGTTTAGCCACGTCCCCGTGGTGTCGATGTTAGACGAGTTCCCAGTTGCCGCAGCGCTTCGTTTTGAACGCTTTGTCGGTGGGGAGGATGGTGACGATCTGCTGGCCGGCGCCGAGTCCGTTGGAGATTATGGACCCCATTCCGCCGGTGAGGTCTGAGTCTCGTTCCCAGTAGCAGCTGCTGCCGCCTTCGCTGCGATAGGTGCCTGGGATGAGGTCTTTCCCGATGAGGTAGGTGCCGTCTTTGCGGATGGTGGTGGCGGGCCCGGCAGGGACGGGCGGCGGCGGGGGGAGTGGGCTCGGTGTGGCCGCGGCAGCGTATGTGGGCAGGGTGGGTGCCGGTGTGGCTGCTGGCGCGGTGTCTTTCTTGCTGTTGAAGGCGCCGATGACGCCGCAGAGGACGATGATGGCAATGAGGGTGCCGGCGCCGATGAGCCAGAAGGTTTTGGTGCTGCCCTTTTTCTGGGGTTCCTGGGTGGGCTGATGGGGTGTGGTCATGGGGGTTCTTTCGCTGGGTTCGGGCTTGGTCCCGATACAGCCAAACCATACACGTGTTTCCGTGGCAGTCAACACTATGCCGGCCACGGATTTACGTGTACAGTTTCCGGTGTGACACCCAAAGAAACAGCACGACACAATAGAGCCCTCGCCCTGATAGCTCAAGTCGAAACCCCCGGCACCGAACTCGCGCCCGCCGTGGAGATACTGGAAGGCGAGGTCATTGATCCTGACGACCCGCGCATGCGAATGTTTTTTCCGGAGCACGCGGAGTTTGAGCGGATGGGGTTCAGCCGGATCCCATCTATGAATGCCCCGGCTCAGCCCCGCTGCGCACAGTCGCCGAACTGGGAAACTGAAAGCTAGGCCCATCTGATGGGGGAGATTAAACAGTCACAGTTGATTGAGGCGGACGCAGCGGGGGTGGTCAGTGGGTAAGAGTGTGATGGTGTCGGCGGATTTCGTTAACAGGGTGCTGCTCACGCTTAACGGGATTAAGTCTGATGCTGAAACGTGGGTTACCCCACCAGGTTCCGACCCGGGCGATGGGCGCGATGAGGCTATCGCGCAAGCCGTGTTCGCCAGGTGCGGGCGCGCGGTTTTGAAACGGTTGAAGGAGCTCGAAGATGCGTAGATCCAGGGGTGGCACGCTGACTCGCGCGGAAGCCATTGATGAAATGGAGTCGGCGATCGATTGTGCGCATGAAGAGTTCTGCGGAAGCGATGAATGCGGTTGCGACACGTTGGCTGAGCGGATTGTGGCCGCCCTGGATGAAGGAACCGCGGATGCGTAGACGGATGGGTAAGCGTTGCGGTCGCCGTGGTCTCAGCATTCGGTGGATTTGGCGTTTTGGTCGGGTGTGCGGGAGGCGAAGGTGCGGCGGCTGCTGGTGTTGATGCAGGCGCGTGGCTGGACCGATTCCGGTGACGGCCGCATGTTCATTTTGACGGCGGCGGGGCGGGCGGAGCTGGAAAACGGTTAGTGTTGGTGCCGCGCCCAACCGGCCTGGCGCCCCGGGCATTGAGCCCTGGCAGTTCAACTGGCGTGTTCTGCTGGGGTTTCTTGCTGTCCAGGGATGTCGAACGGGAGCGGCACGTTGATTGCGGCGTGCTTTTTGGCGCGGAGCCTGCGCGCGCAGACGGGCCCCATGTGCGCGGCGATGGATTTTGTGTGCACGAGCCATGACCCGCAGATCTTGCAGGGGATCGCTATGCGGGTTTCCAGTTTGGTGCTATCAGGGTGGGGCACCATCCCTGATAATTTACCTGAGCGTGTATGGGCCAGGCACGGGAGACCGTGGGAGACCGTTAGTGAGCCTGGGAGCGGGAGGGCTGGTTAAGTCCAGTTTGGTACCCCGCGCATTCGTTATTCGGCTGCCACATGGTCGGCCCAGCAGGCGGCGCATTCGCCTTCGGGGCCGCGGGTCGCTGAGTGGGGATGCCGCCGGCACCGGCCTACCGGGTTCGTAGGGATGTAGGGCGGCGGTTTCCAGGGGGCTGGCCGTGGCGTGGCGGGGTTATTGGGCATGGCCGCGCAGCCGTGTCGGGAGGTGGGTTTGCAGCTGTGGGGGCAGCGCGTCGAAAGCGGCCCTGGATGGCGCCGTGACGGGTG